AATGGCTTCCTTTTCTGTTCCATACTGATAATAATTTACTGGTTTTACGACTTCGGAGTAAAACCAACCACCTTCAAAGGTGGCAAGGTTTTGAGGCACAAAAAACGAAGTGCGGGCCTCAAAACACAACTTGCTATGTTCCAATGAACATAAAAATCTTCCCTACGATCAGATTGCCAAAGCAAGCGGTTCGGCTTCCTCCTATGTCTGTTTATCGGTTACAAAATTACAGACAGCTGTTTACCCCTGAAAGATGGGCTATTACGCCAAATTGCGACACAAACGGCCAAAGTACCCCCATTTTTAAAAGCATCTGTTTTTACCCTTTTCTTTGCTGAAAATTGATTGAATGGTGGCAATATATAAGGCAGTCAAACAAGGTTTGAATATGGCTTTAAAACATGTTTGAAAGGCGTTTAACGATTTGGCAATACTGCCATAAAACTGGCTTACCATCTTTCAACATTATTAAAAATCAATCAACCTATTCATAAACCATTAAAAATTGAAAGTATGGAAGAAGTAAAACAATCATTACAGGAACCTGCAAGCAAGGAACGGGAAAACTATAAATCGGTGTTCTTTAAAAAGCGGGCGGTTTGCAACCGTCAAAGCGTGTACATAAGTGGAGAAATACAGAAACGTATCATGCAGATTGTAGGTGTGATTACAAACAAACAAGTAAGCATCGGAAGTTTCATTGATAACGTACTGGAAGAGCATTTGAATACGTACAATGATGTCCTTTCGGTTCTCTACCGGGAAGAAATGCAAAAAGGAATATTCAACCAGCCAAAAGAGAATAAAGAATGAATATAATAACTATTGAGGAACAGACCTTTAAACAGTTATGCAGTCGGTTCGCCAACTTTGCTAATCAGGTGGAACGCATTTGCAGGTTGAACAATCATCAGTCCGATAAATGGTTGTCAGGTCGTGAAGTGTGTGCCCTGCTCGGTATCAGCATCCGAAGTTTGCAGAACTACCGGGACAGTGGTAAACTGGGTTACTCCCAAATCGGGAATAAGCTGTACTATAAATCTGTCGATATTGAAACACTGGTTGCTGAATGTACAGTTAACCATCTTTCAGGAAAGAAAAACAACTATATACCAACCAATAAATAAGTATCGCCTTATGACAAGAAAACAAGATGACAATTCAGAAGCAAACCAATCTTTTACCCTCCCGGCTATTGTGGGTACATGGGAAAGTTTAAATCTTCATCCTACGGTGATGATATATCCAAGTAAGAAAAAGTATCTCCTTTCGATGCTTCATGTATCGGATAACGGACAGGCGCAACCCGCTACTTACGAGATACAGAAAGAAGATAGCCGTTACTTTATTGTTTCAGCCTTTAAGCGGCTTTATATCGGCTATGACAAGGCAAAAGACAGCCTTTCCATTTCTTACTATGGCAATTATCTGCGTAATTGAAAATGTATATACTAATCATTCAAGCTAACTATAAATCAATATGGAACTAATAAACAGCAACAGTGAAATGATAAAAGAGTTCTTTCAATCTATGGATAGAATGTTAGACGGTATCAGCCGACTGGCAAAGGAGAGCAGACCGCATTTGAACGGCGAGAAGTTTCTAAGCAACCGGGAAGCAGCCAAATATCTGAAAGTAAGCATCCGCACGCTGCAAGAATGGCGAGATACGGGCGTTATCCCTTACATTCAGATAAAAGGCAAAATAATCTACCGTCAAAGCGATATAGAACGGCTTTTGCAGACCTACTACAACAAGGAACGGCAGGAATAACCCACCGTCCTAAAAAACACATTTTTTCCGAAACTGACTAAGAACATTAACTCTATCAGTGTAGTATTCCGTCTGTGCAAGCCTTTGGAAGAAAATACTACCCGGAGCGTAGCGCAGGCGTGGAGATTTTCTTTCAAACCCGTAGGGCTTGGGCTTGAACGGACGGAATACGAAGCTTACCTTTGTTAATGTTTTATTCAGCTTTGGAAGAATCTTCGCTAATCAGTCTGTATTTACTCAAACTTCTTCTCTTGCTTATTGTCATTTTTCATGCCACTTTCACTCAATGATTGTGATATAGAAGATGTAATTGTTAATTGGGCATTTTTAAAATTAGCTTCTTGTTGATATTGAATGCTTAGCCATTGAGGGAAATAGAATGACTTTACATTTTCCCATTTTATGTTTGTATAATGTAAATCTTGCGCCATTGCTTCTATTAATAACAACTCTTTATCAAAAATCAAATTGGAATTTGGAGTAGGATGTTGCAATACAGAATAATAGTCACTCCATGCTTTTCGCACTTTCTTACTATCATAAAAAACAACATCAATAGAATTAAGCGCACGAACATATTCTATTGTACACCTATTATAACGTGTTGCCATTAATATCTTAAAAATTTCCATTTTATCTTTTTTCTTATCAGTTCTGATTGATAAATACCTTGTTATAAGAACTGCTATAATGGGTGATAAAACAATTGCTATTATATTTATAATATTCTGTATATCCATTTTTTACTTATTTTGAGACGAAAATAGAAATTATTTATCAAAAAAGCAATAAAATTCAGCTTATTGAAAAATTCTTTTTCACATTCACCATATCACGCATAATGGAGCTATCTAAAACCTTTGCATAATGCTGTGTCATTCTGATATTGGAATGTCCCAAAATCTTAGATACATTTTCCATTGATACATCATTAGCGAGAAAAACAACTGTAGCCGCAGTATGTCTTGCAACATGAGTAGTTAGGCGTTTGGTAATGCTGCACAAATCAACGATTTCCTTTAGATAGGCATTCATGCGCTGATTACTAATTACAGGCAAAAGCACACCTTTCTTTATGCACTCTGCATTATCTTCATATTTCCTTAATATCCTTTGAGGAATAGATAAAACAGGAATATTGCACATTTGATTAGTTTTCTGTCTTGCCTTGCGTATCCATAAAGTACCGTTATTGTCTTTTATCAAGTGCTCACGGCTTAACTGCTGCACATCGACAAAAGCAAGTGCGGTAAAACAGCAAAAGACAAAAATATCCCTTACCTGCTCCAAACGTTTGATAGTAAATCCTTTGTTCATCAAAACATCCAATTCTTCACGTGAAAGGAACTCTACATTAACTTCTTCCTGCTTGAAGTGGATGCCGTAAAACGGGTCTTTCTTTATCCAGTCGTTAGCCAAAGCAATACGAACAACTTTTTTCAAGTTCTTCAAATGCTTCAATGCGGAATTGTTTTGGCAATGCTTATCCGTTTTCAGCCAAAAATCAAAATCACGGATAAATTGCCCGTCCAGTTCTGCCAGCATTATATCATCACGGTGGTAACAACTACGGATATATTCTTTCAAGCGGTTTATGGAAGTATCAAACTTGGTAACTGTGCTTTCCGTATATTCCTTACCAATCAGGGCACGGCATTTCTCGTTATGCTCCGCATACACTTCTAGCAAGCTGCGCTGCACCTTGTCCCGTCCGTAGAAACAATCCTTTATTGTATCGGCTGTTATCGGTTTGTTGTCTATTTCCAGTTCACGGTGTATCTGCAATACTTTGGCACGAATCGTATTGATATAGTGGTTCAGTTCTGTAGCTACACGGTCTTTTCCTTTGGAACATTCCTTTTTCTGATTCCATAAATCTACGGGAATGCTCCGTTTAATCATAACTTCGACTACTCGTTTGTTTACGGTGATGCGCATACAAATAGGAGCTTCACCGTTTTTCAAAAGTTTCGCTTTCTTGATAATGAACAATACGCTTAGTGTGTTTCTTTTCACTGCTCCCATAATTCTTTGTTTTTTAAGTGGTACAAAATTAGTTTGCTACACTCAAAAACCAGCTACGCAAAAAGCTGACAATCAAAGACAAAAGCGTCAATTCGTGGGAGCAAAAACAGTTTTCAAAAAGTCCCACGAATAAGCCACGTGAGAACTGCTTTAAACCGCTATTTTTTGCCTAAGCGGGGAAAAAGAAAAAGCTCTGAAATCCTTGAATTTCAGAGCTTTACTATTTGCTTTCGCGGTGCGTACGGGACTAACACATTTTGCTATTATACTGATAATCAATAAAATACTTATTAAAAATATATTAATGGTATCATATTTATATCATCTCCGCTTATTTTCTTCTATAATTTTATGCAGTGCTTCTATCTGCATCATCGCACCTTCATAAGCTGCTTTGTAGTTGACATTCGCATCAATATCCGTCTCAATCATATTCCCTTTGCCAGTACAAAGCCACTTCACATTCAATTCCGGGAACTTATCCACAATACGAGCTATTATATCAGTTCCAATAGCCCCCTTCCCGTTCCTTATGGAATTATAAATGTATCTATTTGATAATTCACAATAAGCCTCAAACGAGTTCTCGCCTTTGACAACTCCCTTATCACGTGCATACCTTGCAAATTTTCGTAATCTGTCAATAGCCCTTTCTTCCATATCAAATAATCTTTTGACTTATTATGCGTAATGCTTGCCACATCCCCCTTATTTCTCTTCTCTCGACATCTAACTGGCCATGCTTGGGGTTATCAGCCTTTAAAGTCAGCACATTATCCAAGAAAAGACTGTTTTTTAATATCCGCTTGACTGAAAGTGTTTTCCCATATACAATACTCACAACTCCTGACGCGCTTTCCCACAAACCTTCTTCTATTTTGCGAGCAAGAATTTTAGCTCCGTCCGGTATAGTTGGCTCCATGCTGTCACCACGTACTTGAAAGACCATATAAGAATCATCAAGCACTTCACCTTCTTCCGGCATGACACCATAAGAATCAATTTCATAAGCTGTATTATATAAGCTTTCGACAAATGAAGCCGCAGCATCCATCGGAACATATTTTACTTTTACAAGAATATCTTGAAGATAAGGAGCTACTTTACTAATCGTAGAGTCTGATTGCATTCTTGCATTTTTCAGAGCATCCCTAATATCCTTCTCCGAAGGTTCTATTTGTCCTGATGGAGTCTTTGCAAACAAACCTTCTCCAGTATATAGCCATGCTCTGCTCACATCATACTTCTCACAAAAAGCATCAATTGTTTTTTTACTTGGCAACTGAATCCCCTTTTTTATACTGGTAAGGGTTGATTCACTGGATATAATATTGTCTTTCTTTAATTTATATCCACTCAAACCACAATATGAAATTGCTTGCAAAAACCTTTTTGAGAGATCACTCAATTTTTTATCGTCAACTTCTTGCATACTTCATAAATTAAGTAGTATATTTGCATCCGTAATAGTAGCAGTATTACCACATAAATTGATTAAACATCCTACTTGGAGTTTATATATAGAAATCCGTAAATAGCTGCTACCTATTTGCGGATTTTCTTTTTCTCCACATTGTGTAATCGGCGGTAGGCCGCATAGCGGAGAGACAGAGGGTTACACTCTTACAACTCAATACTGCGAAGGGCGTGCGATATTGAGAGGCAAACGAAACCGGGATGCCTGCACAGCTACAAGTAAGCGAAAAATCCGGGAAGTCGGGTAACTTGTTAATGCCCGGCCAGCTAAGAACGGCGTACTTATACGAACGAGACATTTCTTATGCTGCATATAGCAAAAACGGGAAACCGTCTAAGGGCTAACTATGCAGCAATCCAGCACCTTACCGAATGAGATCGTCTTTTACTTCTTCAATTATTACAATACTAATAGAACGACATTACTTTTTTTTCAGAAAGCTTTCTTTTTACGCAAACCTCACTTGTATAACATTTTATAAACCAACAACTTACATTAAAACATGTTTTATAACATACGAAATACTACAAATTTTAAGAAGTATTTTATTGTACTTCTGAAAATATGAAGTATATTTGCAACGTCAAACAAACAAAGAGTGTAAGTTTGAACAACAAGAAAGCTGGCGACTTCAAAAGCCACTTACTACATATCTCATTGGCAAATGTAGTTGTTAGCTTTCTTTTATGCAAATTTTTTGTGGAAAATTTAAGTATAAAATAGAAAATAATATGAAAGTAACAAAGAAAGATATTCTAAGCATTAAAGCTGGTTCTTCCAAAGTAATGCAGCTGGATTCTTACAAGGATTGCGTCAATGCAAGAAGCTACGCCTATCAATTAGCTTTTACTGATCCCCGTGAAGACGTTGAAAGATATTCAATATCCATCGACAAAGATAAAAATCAGATAACCATCGAAGCGATAAAGAAATGAACCGTTCAGATGCCAAAATGATTGCAGAAGAACTGCACAAGTTTATTCGCAATGATGTGAGAAAGGCTGTAACTGAAATGGCGACTGCTGAAACCGAAGAGTATTTGAATGCCAAACAAGCTGCTGTATTTCTCGGATGGAAGTTGCAAACCTTATACAATCGAATACATGATATTCCTCACACCAAAAATGGCAAGAGTCTCATTTTTACCAAATCAGCTTTGAGAAAATTCATGGAAAGAAAATAATCCCGGACGGATTTGGCCGTCTTTCCGGGAACTAACAAAACGTTCTTTGACATATTGTATAGTCTGAACAAATAAAGACTTAAAACAAGGTTTACTGCTTATCTAAAGGGCGAAATAGACCGACAAAGTAGCCAAAGCGGATTAGTGAAAAGAGTGTGAATACGGACTGCCAATAAGAAGATGCAGCACACGAATCACTAAGTTATCAAAAACAACTTATATTATGACAAAGTAAACGTAGGGCGTTTATAAATACATTCTTAACTGAATAGATACTTTAAATGATATATATACCCGTGCTTCGCAAGAAGCGGTCACCGCTAAAAAGCTACGGCCAACAATCCATCGGAACGCGGACGGGAACACATTTTAAATGCTAAAAGTATGAAAGGATTTACAGAAATGACCGATCAAGAGATTCTTGCGTTAACGGAGGAAGATGTACAGAAATTGATTAAACTCCGCATGATGGAGGAAGGTATCAAAATCATGGATAAACCCAAAATTCCCGAATTATTTGAAATTGAGCCTGCTGATATTCAGTACTTCTCAATTCCGCTTTTGGATGGTTTTGCGTTTACTGACATTAATGAAGCGACTAAGGTTGCTGAAATTCTGAAAAGCGCGAAGTCATTGCGAAAGGTTGATTACGATTGGAATAAACTTGGGAGTGATTACAAGTTCCTTAAAAAGAGTGAGAAATACAAGTTTAATGGGAACTCTGATTTTGACATCATTTCAGGATGGGCTTATTCGGATGAACTATATGCTAAGATTTCAAACTTTGCCGCACAGAACAAGGTTATGAAAGAACAAGCAGCAAAAGACCAAAAGGAATATGACGAAAAGATGCAAGAAGCGTCCGGCATCATCTCGGAGATAAGCGGATGGGTTAAGGAGGTCAAAGTTAAGTATGAGCGATTGAATAGGCTTACTTACAAATTCGCTACTGACTATTATCCCCTTTCCGATCACAATGAGGATATGGCAATGAAATTTATGGCTAAAGCCTATTCTTTTACAGATAAAGAAAAAGAATACATATTACAGAATTACAAAGAATTACTATCCACAAGTGATGAATAAGTTTTTTAGTTAGTTATTGGCTCCTTGCTTGCGAAAGTAGGGAGTTTTTTGTAAAACTCCAAATTCATTATATGAGTAATATAGAAGATACAATTTACGATCTGCCAAATGAAGAATACCACCGTGGAGAAAGATTCAAAGATTTCCTAAGTAGTACGCAGATTAAAGATTATATGGTGTCCCCAAAGTTTGCCCGATACAAGGCATTGCACCCAGAATTATTTGAGATAAGTATTGAAGCCTCTGAAAAAGGTTCACTGTACCATGATGCAATGGAAAGCCTTGTTAATACTGGAAAACTTGACAAGTGGCGAAACAACCTTCTTGTATTTGAGCCGCCTATAAATCCTAAAACCGGCTGTCCGTATGGACGAGACACCCAAAAATATCAGATTGCACTAATAGAGTCCAAAGAATCAAATCCCGGTAAAACATTGACAAGCACAACCGATATACAATTGGTTGAAACAATGGTTTATGAGCTTCTTAATAATTGCCGGGACACCTCCAAACAGATCAGGCAGATATTAAAATGGGGAAAAGCCGAAGTCAGCCATTTCGTTGAATACGAAGGATGCAAGTTCAAATATCGCCCTGATGTGGAAACGGCCAAGAAAATTGTCGACTGGAAAACATTGGCGGTTGATGATCTTCATGAAGAAACAGTTAACCGGACTATTGCCAAATTTCATTACGGTATTTCGGCAGCCTTCTACCAGTTTTTTGAACATGAACGTACTGGAGTATGGAAGGAGTTCTACTGGGTTATGCAACAAAAGATAGCTCCCTATGACGCAGTATTTGTCAGTGCAGCTAACTGGGCTTTCCATTTGGAAGACGGAATTGTGAAAATGGGTGCAAGTGCATTGGCATTCAAGAAATTGTTAGACCAGCATGTTTACTGTACACAAAACAATGATTTTGACGGTGCACAGATATTTATTCAGCCGGGATTCAAAGGGCGAAGAATAATGGTGCCGGACACACCTGCATTTGAAAAGAACAAGATGTTTAACTTTTATAATAATCAAGAGCAATGAGTAAAACAGAGAATCAATCCCCCCAACAAGGGAACTTGGGAATGGAACAACACAATGCTCCTTCACCAACAAAAACAGAACCGGTCTCCCCAACACCTTCCACACCACAACCGCCCGTTCCTTCTGCCCCACCAGCCTTTCCAGTACAACTGAAAGGATTGGAAAGCTGTTTTATCTCCCCTAAAAAGGCATTTATAGCAGCTGGTGGCACAGAACAGCAATTTGCCCGTGAAGTCAATTTCGCTATGCAGGCAATGTTGAATAATCCTTATTTGATTGACTGTGCCCGGCAATATCCCGATCATCTTGTCGAAGCAATCAAAAACGTTTCTCTTACCGGTCTGACGCTCAATCCTGAACTAAGGTTGGGGTATCTTGTACCGTACAAAGGCAAAGTGAAGTTCCAAGCTTCATACATGGGTAAAGTTGATATTTTGATCCGCACCGGTGTTGTAAAAGATATTTATTCTGATTTGGTTTATGCTAATGACGAGTTCAGCATGACAAAAGGTACCGGTGGCACTATCATCCACAAACCCAATGT